GACGGGATATTTCAAAGTTCCTTCTTCTTATATCTCTGGTTCTACATCATTTAGTAATAGCGAAGATGTCATTGTAACGTTTGCTAGAACTGGTGACAAAGGTGACACTGGAGCACAGGGTGTTCAGGGATCTCAAGGTGTCCAAGGTGCTACAGGTTCTACAGGTTCAACAGGACCTACTGGACCAACTGGTCCTCAAGGTAGTCAAGGTGTCCAAGGTGCTACAGGTTCTACAGGTTCTACAGGACCTCAAGGTGTCCAGGGTGCGGCAGGACCTAACACGATTGATGATTATATAGTTCATAATGGAGATACAGACACTAAATTTGGATTTCTTGCTGCTGACACAGTTTCTGTACAAACTTCTGGTAGTGAAAGACTTCGTATAGATTCAGGTGGTCGTCTGAAAATTGGATCAATTTCAGATTACAGTAATGGTGAAACAAATTGTCCAGTCTACATCGCTATGCAGACAGACATAACTGATATCGGTGATGATGAAGGAGGTGCCACTGCTGGATTATTAAGGATTGATGAAACTGGTTCAAATAATAACAGATATCATGGAATTGAATTTAGAAATAAAAATTCTGGTGATATTAGAATTCTGAATCAAGATGTTGCTACTAATGATAGAGGCGATCTTCTTTTTGTGATGCCCGATTCAGGTGCTAATGATGGAACTCATATGAAGATGAGATTCAACTCCCGCCAAAGTTCAATCCAAATTTCAGGTAAAGGTGGTGCTGTTGCTGGAAATGCTGATGTGAATCATACTGATATCTACCTTGCAACCAAGACTGGAGTAACTGCCGTAAATACAGGAGCAGGTGGTGCAATTGCTGGTCTCATTAGATTTGAAGACACTGGTTCAAATAATAACAGATATCATGGAATTGAATTAAGAAATACAAATTCTGGTGATGCAAGAATTCTTAATTTAGATGAGGGAACAACCAATAGATCTAATTTAGTATTTGCTGTTGATAATGGAAGTGATATTGCAGAGGTAATGCGATTAACTTCTGGTGGTAATGTAAGAGTTAATACAGGTGATTTGAGAGTAGGTGATGACACTGATTCCAATGCAGGCTCACAGACCATAAGTGTTGGTTCAGTATCATCTGGTTCTGGTGGTATTGGTATATTTGCAAACCCAACCAACGGAAATTCATTTGTTCAGTTTGGTGATGGTACTTCAAGTGCCGATCAATATCGTGGTTATATGAACTATCGTCACGCAGATGATAGTTTAAGATTTGGTACAGCAGGTACAGATAGACTTCATATAAATTCTGATGGTAAAGTTGGTATCGGAAGTGAAATACCAACTGATATACTTGACATTCGGACAGGATCAGGTGATGAAGTAACTGAATTTAAAGTAAAAACTGCAGGACAATTAGAACTAACGAGAAATCACGCAAGTGCTCCATACATCAAAACACAGATGAATAGTGGTAATCCTCAAATTGTTTTGGGTGATAGTGGGGGAAATTCGGTAATAATTAATGGTGATGGAAACTCATATTTTAATGGTGGTGACGTTGGAATCAATGAATCTAGTCCATCACAAAGACTTCACATGTCTGGTGCTATCAGACAAGATGGAGCGAATAATAATGTACAGTACCATCAAGCGTGTTTTGCATTTGGAAGTGGTACAACACACACCATTTATACTTTGAGTGGTTATGGTAACGATGCAACAGCAATCGCAGTTTTTGAATATGTTTGTCTATATGCGTATGCTGGCACTAATCATGAAGCGGGAATAATATACGCATCAACTAGAAGAACTAACAATAATAGTGGGTGGAATGATATTGATAATGTTGCTGCTGACCAGGCTGGTAATGATAGTAATATTAGACCAAACTTATTTTGGGATAATGGTGTATTAAAGATTACTGTAGGTAGTTCAGTTCAATGTACAGGAGCATTGAGACTTACTACTAGACAATTTACTGTAACTAGAAACTACAACGCTGGTGGATAATATAGATAAATAGTCAAAAAAGTGTAGATAATGGCAATTAATTTCCCGGATAGTCCATCTACTAACGATACCTACGTCGCTGCTGGATCGAGGTGGTTGTGGAATGGAACTGCTTGGGTTAGACAGGGAACTCCAGGATCTCAAGGTGTTCAGGGTGCTACTGGTGCCACTGGTGCCACTGGACCTCAAGGTAACCAAGGTGTCCAAGGTGCTACTGGTCCTACAGGACCCACTGGACCTCAAGGTAATCAAGGTCGTCAAGGTGCTACTGGTTCTACAGGTCCAACGGGACCAACTGGACCTCAAGGTAACCAAGGTGTCCAAGGTGCCACTGGTGCAACGGGTCCTCAAGGTAATCAGGGGGTTCAAGGAGCACAGGGTGTTCAAGGAGCTCAAGGTGTCCAGGGTGCCACAGGATCTGGTGGTGCCACAGGTGGCACGGGTCCTACTGGACCTCAAGGTGCTGATGGAAACTTTGGTGGTGCTACATTTGATTATACCTTCAGTAATTCAACAACAGATTCTGATCCTGGTCAGGGCACTTTAAGATTCAGCGAATCAACATTCTCTGGTGCATTAACACTTTACATTGATGATGCAGATGATAATGGCACTGATATCCAAACTTATTTAAGAACTATTGATGATTCTACATCTTCAATTAAGGGTCATTATAGAGTTTCTAATCGTCTGAATGCCGATGATTTTGCTCTGTTCACGATTACAGGGTCTATAACCGAAGCAACTGGATATTTTAAAGTTCCTTCTTCATACATTTCAGGATCTACATCTTTTAGTAACAGTGAAGATGTCATCGTAACTTTCGCTAGAACCGGCGACAAAGGTGACACTGGTGCTCAAGGCGTTCAAGGTGCTCAGGGCGTTCAGGGTGCCACTGGTTCTACAGGTCCAACGGGACCAACTGGACCAACTGGACCTCAAGGTAACCAAGGTGTCCAGGGTGCCACTGGTGCAACGGGTCCTCAAGGTAATCAGGGTGCTACTGGAACAGCAGCAGGTGGTGCGACGGGTGTTGACTATAACGACAACGTAAAGGTTCGCTTTGGCACTGGTAATGACCTAGAGATTTATCACGATGGTACAAATACCGTAATTGGAAACACGACAGGTAATTTATACATTCTTGATGATGATGCTGTTATTCTTGGGTCCAATAGTGGTACAGAGACATATCTAAAAGGAGTAAAAGATGGAGCAGTAGAGATATATTACGATGCCGGTAAGAAATTTGAAACCACATCTTATGGAGCACAGTTCACAGATAATGTAAAATTTGACAACCCTGATACGGCTGGTAGAGATTTAACCTGGGAAGCTGATAATGACGCTTTGCATTGGGAAGATAATACCAAAGCTACTTTTGGTGCTGGTAATGACCTACAAATTTCTCACGATGGCTCGAATAGTTTTATATACAATTACACCGCTGATTTATTCATTGGAAACGCAGCTGATGATAAAGACATTATCTTGCAGAGTGACAATGGCTCTGGAGGCACGACGCAATACATTCGGTGCGATGGCAGTGCAGGAGCTGTCAGGCTATACAACTATGGCTCCGAAAAACTCACTACATTGTCTACCGGTGTAGACATCGCTGGTATGCTGCGATCCGACAGCTTGGATGTTGATGGCAGTGGTGACATTTCTGGAAACCTTACCTTGCATGGCAATCTTGACTTGCAAGATAGCGATAATATATTTATTGGTACTGGAGACGACCTGCAGCTGTATCACGACGCTACAAATAGCTACGTTGATAACATTACTGGTAATCTAAACATCCGTCAGTTTACTAATGATGGAAATGTCAGCATCTACAATGACGATGGTTCTGGAAATACTACTGTTTACCTGCAATGCACTGGCTCTGATGGTGCAGTTAGGTTAAACCATTATGGCAGCCAAAAATTTATCACCAAATCAAATGGCGTAGACATTACTGGTGTGCTTGAGTGCGACACCCTTGCCGCTGGTTCATCACTGCAACAGGGAAGTGTTGCTAGTTTCAAGGGCGGCACCTACAACCAGGTAAACATTTGCGATAGCAGCAATAGCAGCTGGGGATTGCTACTTACGCAAAGCCAAGGTAACAGTACTGCCAGCAGCTATCATTATTCAACTAATTCAAGTACTAACAAGCCTTGTGCGATTACAAATGTCAACAATGATGCTTTGCATTTTGCCACCAATAATACAGCAAGATTTAGGATAGAACATGATGGTCATGTGCTGCCTTCATCCAATAATTCTTATGATCTAGGTAGTAGCAGTTATCGCTGGCGCAACATCTACACCAACGACCTTAACCTCAGCAATGAGGGCAGCACCAACGATGTTGATGGAACGTGGGGTGACTATACAATTCAAGAGGGTGAGGATGATTTGTTCTTGATAAATAGAAGAAATGGTAAAAAGTACAAGTTTATGTTGCAGGAGGTTGAGTAATGGCTATTAAGCACTCAGCTGGCGCTGATACTGTTGGCGCTTACCGCAGCCCGCAAGAGCTAAAGCGAGCTGGATTTTCTAGTGGTGTCTATAAATTTGATACGCCTAACGGAGGTGTTCAGGACGGTTATTTTCTTAACTGTTCTGGATCCTCCCAGGGCGGCGACTTTGGCTGGGTGCTTGTTGCTAGGTGGCGAGGCGGTTCTAATTCCGGCGCAGCTAACAATGACGAATTAGCAGCATCATTTTCTAACGCAGTTACCTCCTCAAGAGGTATGGCTAACATTGCCATTGGCGATGCAAGCCAGTTTTCTGCTGATTGGGGAGACTACAGACCGACTGAAATTCGCGTCATGACCTATAACAACGCCTCAGACATTCTCGGAAGTCGTGGTATTGATTTTATCTATAAGACAGGTGATTTTAGTACGGTTGGCAACACTTGGTGGCAAATCATGTCAAACCAACAGGCCGATGATCGCAACTTTTACAACAACCAACCACTTGAAAATCGCGGGATAAACGGAACTAGCAATACAAAAGGTGGTCAAAGATTTCAAAGCGCAAGAGACGGTAGAGGTAGGTGGACTAACAACAGCTATCAGTGGCACCGCAATACTGATTACAATGGCAGTGCTTCCCAAGTAGTTTCTGAGGGATTTATCACTCCCATGAGCGGCATGTGGGACCCATATGATGTAGTACAAGATCACAAATGGTGTGTATCTGCAGCAGATACCGATTCAGGCCAAGATACGGATTCATCTGCTCTTGTTGGATATGACGATAATAACTGGGCGCATTACGACGCAAACACTAGCAACGTAGGCGATAACTCTACCCGCACAGATTATGATGCTGGTTACTGCTGTACCATGTGGCTCCGATGAACGAAACTAATCACAAGCTGGGTGACGCACTGCGAGCCCTTTACCCTAAAGCGGACAGACCTGCTGGATGGTGGCAGTATGACGTTGATTATGACTCTCTTATCTGGCAGTTCCCAGATAGTTTTCCGAAGCCATCTCGTGAAACTGTAGAAAACAAACTTGCTGAGCTAAACACTGCAGGGCATCTTGCAAATCTTCGGGATGAACGTGACAAACGTCTTTCTGAAACCGACTGGATGGCAAATTCTGATGTAACGATGTCTGATGCATGGAGGACATATCGTCAGGCACTACGTGACTTACCTGCCAACACCAGTGATCCTGCTAACCCAGTCTGGCCAACAAAACCTTCTTGACGCCCTGGCGCTAATGCCTTATAATACGGGGGTCAGCAACGGAGCAATCCATGAACGCCGAAACCTATGTTGAGAGTGTCGTCATCGACATCTGTAGCAGGTCTTTCTTCATCACCAGTAACGAAAACGACGAACGTGTGGTAGAATGTGACAGTGCAGAAGAATTCATGAACGTTCTTGAGGTTTGCACCGCTCACCTTGAGGAAGATCAGATTCTATATACAGGACCGGTAACATTGGAATCTTGATGGAAGTATTTACGCTAAAGGAATGGGAAGAGAACTTTGATGAACTCTACACGAGGGTAGAGCAAGGAGAATCCATCGGAATAGTCAGAGAGGATGGCACAGCAGCAGTAATGATGCCTGCCGATGAAGCAGAGTTTCTGCGAATACACACAACCGAAAACAACGACGCTGATTGATGAAACTAAACAATCTGAAGATCTATTGTCAAACAGAAGAAGATCAATCTAATATGTTTGACTTCCTCTTTGAAATTTACCGTAATGAAATCAAGTATTGTACTTGGGAACCTGACGGTGATGATGAGAATCCAGGAACTTGGGGTATGTTTATTGATGACTTCCCACCTGAATTATTTGATAAGGTTGTGGATTTTTTGGAGAGTGAAGATTCTTGGGTTCTTGAAGAAGAGGTTGAAATGTCATTAGATGATGATGACGCTAATGTTTATAGAGAATATCCCTGATACTGATATGGGAATGTTGCTTATTGGTTAAAGCCCTCTGCTTATAACGGAGTGAATCGGGTTCAATTCCCGGCATTCCTATTTGCTTCCTTAGCAATCTGGTGAATGCAGCAAACTCATAATTTGCCTAAGGAGAGTTCGATCCTCTCAGGAAGCATTAGGAACTTGAGACGTTCCAACCAAGGTGCCAGCAATGGGATAAACCCCCTTGGGATATTCACAACGGAAATTGTGTCTTACTCCATTACAAACTGTCAGAATGTTGGGTTTAATTGCCCCATAGCAAGCATTCGGATAAGTGTAATGTCCTGCGAGTATGGTGGAATCGGTAGACACACCAGACTTAAAATCTGTTGACCATCACGGTCGTGGGAGTTCAAGTCTCCCTACTCGCATTTTATAATATGGATAAAAATGGAAACTATTGAAATTTGTCCTCAAACAATTCATATGTTTGATTGTGACCCCAATCTATTAAATGAGGTTAGATATCATGTGGAGCGTGAAGATTACACGCTAAATGGTTTGGCAATTAGTAAAAGTAATTCTACTAATTATCGTAGTGTTGATGATCTTCTTGGAAAAAAGAAAGTATATGAAAAAATTGTAAATTGGTTCAACAATTGTATAGATGAAGTCAAAACATTACATAATTATGAATGTGAAAGGTTGAGTATCACTCAAATGTGGTCTAATAAATCCACATACCGATGCTGGCATCACGGACATACACATCAGTACTCAATCGTAAGTGGAATTTTTTATGTAACCGAATCAAATGCACATACTTGGTTTAGTGTCATAGATCACTGGAAAACGGTGTCTCAACCTTTCATGCCTGTTGATAGACTTGATCTTGGTGATTCTCAAGTAATTGCAAAAATTAAAACCTCTCCAGGAAAATTAGTTCTATTTCCATCACATCTGTATCATAGTGTTGATGAGCATATGATTGAAGATCATCCGAGATATAGTCTATCATTCAATACTTTTCCCTCTGGACAGATCGGGAATTTTGCTGCATTGGCAGGATTAAATTTAGAGGTGCTTTAACACTAAAATAAATAAGACAAAGCGTGGTGCTTATGTCTTCTTTTACCTACAAGGTAACTCAGTCTTACAATTGGTTCAACAATGCATCTATAATCGTCAGAATGTATTTCTTGAATCATATTCCCTTTACTTTTGATGAACTAGAACCAGGATATCTTTATGATAAAGATATTGTAGAACAAGCAGATAAAGAAAAAGACTACGATATAACTGATGTCTATACAGGATCGCAGTATTTGATACTTGAAAAATGTCACCCATGCTTTGATATGATTGACATTGAGAACAAGGACGAACTTCCAGATGACCTGATTCCCTATTTTGACGAGGAAGATTTGAGGGGATAAATAGAACATAGAAATCTAATGGTCGTCATAATCCGATGCCTCTTAATAAGCTGGAAAACTTTATAAAGAATACTGAGGGTCGTATTCTTTATGTAAACCCAAGTGACCTTGATGCTACTGACGCGATTGAGAATCAGGGAAACTCTTTAACGAAACCATTCAAGACTGTCCAGAGAGCACTGCTAGAGGCAGCAAGATTCTCCTATCTGAGGGGAAGTGACAACGATATTATTGAAAAAACAACCATTCTTCTGTATCCAGGAGAACACGTTATTGATAATAGACCCGGTTTTGCTATCAAAGATGTAAGTGGAACTGCGACTGCTGTCTCTCCCTCTGGTGCCACGTCAAGCGCACAGACAACTCTTACATTAACTACAGATTCTGTATTTGATTTAACTCAAGAAGATAATATCCTCTACAAGTTCAATAGTATTCATGGTGGCGTTATTGTACCTCGTGGTACTTCTATTGTCGGTCTTGACTTAAGAAAGACCAAACTTAGACCAAAATACGTACCTAACCCGACTGATACTAACTTATCTGGAACTGCTCTGTTTAGAGTAACTGGTACTTGTTACTTCTGGCAGTTCTCTATTTTTGATGGTGATCAGAGTGGAACTGTTTACACTGACAGTCAGGACTTCTCTTCGGCAAATACTGCTACACCTACATTCTCTCACCACAAACTTACTGTATTTGAATATGCTGATGGTGTAACCATTCCAACTGGTTATACCATTACTGACCTAGCAATGTATTATAGTAAGCTTTCTAATGCTTACAATACTGAAACTGGTAGAAACATTGACCAGAAGTGGCCCGCAGATCCACTTGGTTTTGCTGCCAAGCGTCCAGAATTTGAAATTGTTGGCGCGTTTGCCGATGATCCTGTCAATATCTCCAGTATCATTTCTGGTGATGGTTCTACACCAAGTAGTGTCATCACAGTAACAACTAGCACCGACCACAAACTAACATCTGGAACACCTATTAAGATTAAGGGTGTCAGTGTAGAAGATTATAATATCGCTACCACGGTTCAAAATGTCACTGACGCTAGAACATTTACGTTCTTGCTCCCATTCGTTAGAAACAATCTGACTGCATCTCCTAGTGCTTCCGGTTCTACCGTCACTATTGAGACTGATACGGTCCAGGGTGCTTCACCATACATCTTTAACATCTCACTGCGTTCCGTCTTCGGTATGAACGGTATGCACGCTGATGGTGCAAAGGCAACTGGATTCCGCTCCATGGTTGTCGCTCAGTTCACTGCTGTAGGTCTTCAGAAGGACGATAGAGCGTTCGTTAAGTATAATGAGTCCTCTAGAGTTTACGAGGGCATCAGCGTATCTAAGGTGACTGGTGCTGCTCTTGCTAGTGGTTCTTCGTCTACTGATGCCACTAAAGTTTATCACTTAGATAGTGAGGCACAGTATAGAATTGGATGGGAGAGTTCCCACATTAAAGGATCTAACGATTCCTTCTTGCAAATCGTTTCTGTCTTTGCTATTGGTTTTGCCTATCATTTTGATGGCAGGAATGGTGCTGACATGAGCATCACAAACTCCAACTCTAACTTCGGTCAAATTTCACTGAATGGTGTTGGATTTAAGAAAGAAGCATTTGCTAAAGATAATAAAGGATATATCACATCTATTATTACTCCCAAGGCGATCACCACTAAAGAAGAAGAGATTGACTGGGTTACTCTCGACGTTGGTCTTACAACTTCTGTTGGTATCTCTAGTCACCTGTATCTCTTTGGATATAATAATAAGAATGTAAAACCACCACACAAGGTTCAAGGTTATCGTATTGGTGCTAAACTGAATGAAAAATTGTCCTACGTAGGTTCTGGAACAACTTACTCTGCTGATATTCTCATGGTTGATAATGAGATCAGCACTACTGGTTTAACATCTGCCCTTGGAGAAACAAGTTCTGTCAAAGAGTATAAGGTTACTTTAGTAAACAACAGTACCTTTACTATTGGTGCTCATAAACTTATCACTGGTGAGACGATCGTGATCAACAGTGATGTTGGCGATCTTCCTGAAAATATTGAAGCTCATAAAGTTTATTTCGTCATCAAAGAGAGTGCAACTCAAATAAAGATTGCTGCCTCTGTGACAAACGCTGAGAATGATGAAGCAATCACACTCTATGGTGGATCAAACTTAAGAGTTCGTAGTAGGGTTTCTGAAAAGAGTTCTGGTGACATTGGATCTCCAATTCAGTTTGATGCAGGTAATGGCAACTGGTTTATTAAGTCTTCTGCCGGTAATGCAATTTACAATTCTTTCAATACTCTTGGAACAGGAACTCTTGGTAATAGAACTATTATCAGTTTCTTTAAGAGAAAAGAAGATACTAGAAGTCTTGATGAGAAACTGTATAAGTTGAGAGTTGTTGTTCCTAAGGAACTTAGTAATTGTAAGGAACCAGAGGAAGGATTTGTTCTTCAGGAATCCAGCAGCACATCAGTGAGATCTAATTCAGATTTTACTGCTACTGGAATCACAACTTCTGATCCAGACTTTAACAGAAATCCAAGGTTCATCAGCACTTGTTCTACTTCAGGTTCTACTGTAACTGTCATCTCTGAAATCCCACACAACATTAAAGTTGGTGAGAAGATTACGATTAAGAATGTCACCAGCACAGGTAACACTGCTGGCACAGAAAATAAGGGGTACAACGGTGTCTTTACTGTTCTGTCTATTCCCGACGATAAGACATTCACTCACTCCACCACTGATGTAGATAGCATCACCCACAATGGTGGAAGCTTCACTAACAACACGAGCACTAGAACGATTGCTCTGCCTAGATTTGAAAGAACTGATTGGAAGGGCAACTTCTACATCTATAGAAATGAAGTTATCACACCATATGTTGAGAATGTAAGTGATGGTATCTACCACCTCTATGTTCTGAACGCTAATAACGCTATTCCTACAGAGTATACTTCTCACTATTATAGTCAGAAGGTTGATGATCTCTATCCACAACAAGATAGAGATAATGAGAATGATAATCCAGAATCTGCTGTATCTTTTGCTATGAGATCACCTGTGGGTGATGTTACAACTAGTGATCTTAAGAAGAGTCTTACTAGAGAAAGTATTGACAAACTTCTGCCTACTATTGGTATTGGTCTCACTATCTCTGGTGTCACCACATCTTTCACAACAAACACAGTTGGTGTTGCTACACTTACATTCCACGAGAATCATAACTTCAACGGCATTGTAACCTTCAGTGCAATGACTGGTGGTTCTGGATATACTAATGGCACCTATCATAACGTCAAACTCTTTAATAATGGCACATCCACATGGGATGGTGCTACAGCAAGAGTTGTTGTCGCTGGTGGTAAAGTATCTAATGTTGACATCACCTCTGGTGGTTCTGGATACACAAACAACGAAGAGTTAGACTTTGATACTTCTAGAGTTGGTGGTGGAACTGGTGCTGGTGTTACTATTACTACCTCCGGAATCTCTACTGTAATTGGTAATACAATTCAACTGACTGGTATTGGTACTCACACCAGCGGACACTTCAGAATTACTGGTGTTCCTGCTAAGAATCAGGTTGCAATTGCTATCAGCAATACTGACGCAAGACCAATCCAAGGTCAATATCTTATCAACATTGCCCCTGAGATCACAGTTTCTACTGCCACCACAACAATCACATCTGGTATCACCACATTTACAACAACTGAACCACACGGTTTTGTAGTTGGTAACAGACTGACAATTAAGAACAGCAGTGATGCTAACCTTGGTCACTATGATGTAACTGGTGTCACCACAACAACAGTCACTGCAAATGTCGGTGTTGGCGTTACAATCCACGGTCCTAAGTTCCTGCTGAAGCACGGAATTTCAGCTAACGATTTGACATCTGATAAGGACGCTGAGAATCTTGGTTCTAGAGGTCTGTCGTTCTTCGGTAATGAGACTGCTATTCTCCAGTCCAACATTAGTAATGAGACCACCATTCACGTCAAGACGACAAATGTTGGTGTTGCCACTGCTGCTAGATTTGAACTTGGATCCTATATTCAAGTAGATAATGAGATCATGAGAGTTACCACCAATGTCTTAAGTGGTTCCGGTGGTAATGAGATGACTGTTATTCGTGGTGCCATGGGTACAGTCAAAGAGAATCATTCTGGTGGAGCACTTATTAAGAAGATTGAACTCAAAGCGATTGAGTTCCACAGACCAACATATCTGAGAGCATCAGGTCATACATTTGAATATCTTGGTTATGGTCCAGGTAACTATTCTACCGCACTTCCTCAAGTTCAGGTTAGATCTCTGAACGAAGAAGAGGAGACTCTGGCACAAGCACAAGAGAAGAATTGTGGTATCGTTGTTTACACTGGTATGAATAACGATGGTGACTTCTATATCGGTAACAAGAAGATCAACTCTGCTACCGGTAAAGAGAAGACCTTTGATATTCCTATTCCAACTGTAACTGGTGAAGATTCTAGTGTCAATAGTGTGGTCTTTGATGAAGTTATTGTCAAAGAAAGACTGATTGTTGAAGGTGGTAACTCTGGTCAGGTTCTCTCACAGTTTGATGGTCCTGTTACCTTCAACGGCGAGACGAAGTTCAACGATGACATGAACATCGATGCGTCGATGAAAGTCACGGGAACCTTCAATCTCACTAACACCACACAATCCAATGATGTTGGAACTGGCGCTCTAACTGTAGATGGTGGTGTTGGTATTGATAAGAACCTCAACGTTGGTGGTACACTTAAAGTAACTGACACAACTGACAATACACTTGGAAATACTAACACAGGTGCCGTTCAATTTGACGGTGGTGTTGGTATTGATAAGAACCTCTCTGTTGGTGGTAGCATTGATGTTGCAAGTAATTTAACAGTTGATGGAAATGCCACTTTCACAGGCAACTTGAACTCTACAGGAGTTTCTACTTTCTCTGGTGGTACATTTGGCAACATTACGGTTGCTATCACAAATGATAACACCATCAATACAACATCCGGCAATCTTGTCCTTGAATCTGCTGGAGGAACACTTGATGTCAATGACAATCTTGATGTTTCTGGAACTGGTGCGTTTGGAAGTAATCTGACCGTATCTGGATCTGGTACATTTACAGGTGATGTCATTGCTTTCTCCTCTTCCGACCAAAGACTGAAGGATAATGTTGAACCTATTGAAGATGCTATCGCTAAGGTCTTGAGTCTAAGTGGTAATACGTTTGAATGGAATGATAAGTCCGATAAAGAAGGACTTGACATTGGTGTCATCGCTCAGGAAGTTGCAGGTCTTGATTTACCAGGTCTCTATACAACTAGAGAGGATGGATACATGGCAGTTCGTTATGAAAAACTTGTTCCTCTTCTCATTGAGGCAATCAAACAACTCAATGCAAAAGTTGACGAGCACCATAAATAACTAAAAAGCATCCGAGATGTCGAATTTGAAGTCAAATATCAGTTCTATTACCGATGCAGTCACTAAGGTAAAAACCTTAAGGGGCGTAACTTATCGGTGGAACGAAAATTCTGATATAAATGGAGAGGATGACACTGGTCTAATCGAGCAGGAGGTAGAAGATCTTGCTCTTCCAGGATTGGTTACTAGTGACGGTGAATCTGGGAACGTTGACATTCGCTATCAAAAACTTATTCCTATTTTGATTGAGGCAGTCAAAGAATTAAGTGCTAAAATTGATTCTTTAGAACAAAGACTTGATAATAACAATATTGTATAGTAATATTGATTTGATGTAATGAGTTAATTTAATCTCAACGTAATGATTGAATATCCTATAATTATTAAAAACGTATTACCAGATTCTAAATTTCATTCTTTGCGAGATGAATTTATGTATTCTGGATGGAGACTTGATAACTATTCAATTGGTGAAGCATCATCAGATGACAAAGTATCCTGGCAGTTGGATGGTTCAAATTACAAGTTAATGGTGATTGAGTGTGCCTCACTTGTAAAATTAAAAATTCAAAAATATTTGAAGCAAGATTTAATTTTGATTAAAGTACATAGTAATGGTAATACTTTCGGACAAACACAAAAATTTCATATAGATTTTCAAACAAATGATGTTTGGACGTTTGTATTATTCACAGAAGAAAACTGGAATACTCAATGGGGTGGTGAGTTTGTATGTTTTGATGGGATCAATAAAGAATACAAATACACTCCTTATGTGCCAAACACTGGCGCACTGATACCTTCTAATTGGGAACATTATGGTGCATCACCAAATGAAGGCACCGCCAATCTAAGAACTACCATGGCATTTAGTTATACGTCTCTTCAATCCTACGATTACATTAAAGACCTTCCCGTCGTAAAAAGTTTCTATAAATAACTAGAAAAGCATCCAGAGATGGCGAATTATAGAAAATCGTTTAATTTTCGTAATGGTGTTCAAGTTGATGATGATAACTTAGTTGTAAACGCTAATGGCTTGGTTGGTATCGGCACGACCGTTCCAACTGAGGCTTTGGATGTTAGAGGGACAGCAAAGATTGTTGGTCTCGTCACTGCCTCTAGTGGCATAATTAAGAATTTGGAAGTAACAGGTGTTACTACAATTACTTCCGGTTCTGTAGGAAATCTGAATGTAAATGCAGCAGGTATCGCCACTGCTGTATCTGGTGTAGTTACCTATTATGGTGATGGTTCTAAATTATCAGACATTCCAAC